TTCATCGACCCACTCGGTCTTTTCATCGTGGTCGTCGTCACCGGGGAAAGCTGCATTGAAAGTCTCTTGAACTTTCGAGGCTCGAATTGTGTCCCTTGCTCCGGTTATAAAGGTGCCGAGCTGTTTGGATTTTTCGCCAAGCTCCACCTTGCTCATGATTTCAATCTCTGCGTTCAGGAGACTGGATCGAATGCGAGATGCCTCCAGCGCGAGACGCACGTTCATTGCATCTGCCTCGCGATTCAGAAGATCCATCTTTTGCTCACCACCTAAATTCTTATGTCCCCACTCGGCGTAGTCCTTCTTAATCGCACTGTTGAACTCTGCCAATTCACGCTCAAGTACAGCCCGCGCCTCGTCCTGTCGACCTCCCCGCTCCTCCGCTCTGTCTTCTTGGCGGACTTGAGACTCTTCCGTCCTGCCTTCTTGGCGGATTTTAATATCCTCTAGGCGTCCCTCTTGGCGTATCCGCGTCTGCTCTGCTCGCTCCTCCTGTCCTATCTGGTAGTTATTTCTACGCGCATCGGATGTGGCATTGAGAATGTTAGGGCGGATTAGCTCTGATGCTACGCGGTCACCGCGGTTTTGAAGAGTCTGTACAGGCTGTTGCGCGGAAGGTGGGCGCACCTTGGGAGTCATCTCCGAAGGTGAAGGTGATGAGGATGGTATTGGCCGCAGCGCTGCAGGCGGAGCCGCTTTTATTATTCCCGGTATTTCTCTCATGACTGTGATCGGATGCGACCATCCATCCAGCGACGGACAAACGGCTTCAACCAAGTGTTGCTAGACAGCCAGTTGGCGAAGACCCTGCCTTTGCTGATGTACAAGTTGCGGAACCATTCCGGCGATGACCCTAGCAGCCATCTGCGGAATAGTAACCATCTTGGATTGTACTCCCCATAGACCTCCCTAGCCACCCAGCACATATTATTGACGATTTCTTTTGAGTCGGTAGGAGTTACCGTACCGCCGCTGTTGGCTTCCTGCACCGCTTTCTCAATGTTTGTGTTTAGCGTCGGGAGAAGCTTCGATAAAATATCTCCACTTTCCCTAACGCCGCCATCTTCAAGATCGGACGAGGGTAGCGTTGCCTCAAGAGCGGACATGGTTTTGGCGATTGGTTGCGCCGCAAAGTTTACAGCTGGGGTGCCTCCGGATATGTTAAAGTAGTCGGTGATGAATTTTCCAAGCGCGTTAATATCGGCTTGGTTCTGCGCCAACTCAGGATTCGCCGACAAAACTTCCTTGATCGCTGACTGCAGATACGGAAGGTTTTGCATCCTTGCCTCTTGCTCTGCCTTGGTTAGTGCGTCTTCTTGGCTGAGTTGGTCAAGCTGGCGGAATAAATCATTGATATATTCATCAAATTGCGCACCACCAAGCTTCGCTGTTTCCGCCAATTGACCAAGCATGGCAAGGCGAGCCTCCTTGATGGTAGCAATGTTCATATTGTGCTTCTCAGCCAATTGCAAGGCGACTTCATCAGTAAGCTCCACCATGCCCGCAGTCTCCTCTCGGGTTATTCCGAGCACGGCGGCAAAATCAGTTATGATGGCTTCGCGGTCTTCCGATAGCGTCTGCTCAATAACAAGGCGCTTTTGCACTTTTTCGTCACTAATGGCTTTTTTGGCAGAGGCTATTTGATTCTCTAATGAGTAGGTGTCCGCTGTCGTCTGGTCCGTGATGGATTTTTTGGCAGAGGCTATCTCACCCTCTAGCGTGTACTCACCCGCTGTAGCCTGATCCTCAATTTCTTTTAAGGTAGCGGCTAACTGACCCTCCAGCGAATACTCGCGTTGAGCGTGCCCAATATTCGCCGCCTCCTCGATTGCCGAGCGATCCTGCGCGGCTTTAGCGCGAGCACCGAGAAGAAGTCGATTGGTGGAGCCGGTCGTACCCCGTTCCGTCGAGCGTTGACCCGCAAGAGTATCACCATGAAGCACGTCGCGAATCGCCTGATACTTGGACGCCGCGTTGTCGAGTTGGGTCTGCCTTAGCCTTTCCGATGCCGAGGTCATTGCCGAGCCGTATGGGTCTAGCGCGCTCTTAAGATCGGTCGCCCGAGCACCAAGGGCCGAGCTGATCGAGGTCTTATATGGGTCTAGCGCACCCTCAAGATCGGTTTCCCGAGTGCCAAGAGCGGTGGTGACCGAGGTCTTATATGGATCAAGAGCGGATTCCATGCCGGCGGCATGGGTATTAATGGAGTTCCAGTCGGCATTATACTTATCTGAGGCGGCTCCTAATCGCATGTCCGCCTCTTCGCCGGAATCCGCAATGGCCTCATGAAGTCCCGCCTCGGCGTTCATCCACGGGGGGAGATAGTTAATGTTGCCATCTGCGTCCACACCCACCTGTGAGGTGTAAGCATTCAAATTATTGCGCGCATTATCGCCGAGCTGGGTAGACCAGTTGCCCCATTCGCCCCACGATGGAGCGGCTTTTGAAAAATCAAGTTGGGATGCCGTATCGTCACCATCCCACCAGTCGTCCCAAGCTGTTGTCTTGGCGGCGTTGTAACCCTCATTGAATAAGTTCCAATCAGGACTGGTTTTGTCATTGTTGTCGTTAGCAAAAAAGTCACTGAAGAAGCCTTGTCCCGCCTTGTCCGATGCGTCGAATGCGCTGTTGATCGAATCGGTCATGAGCTTGTTGCCCATACCCCCGGAGGACTGAACGAACTTATCTCGATCAGACTTACTTGAAAATAGATTATCGTTTAAATTCATGGCTTTACGTACTTTCCGGTCGACCAAGTGCCAGTCTCTAGGTATGGGTTGTTGCTAGGCATGCCCGTCTTCTCTTGCTGCTTTTTCTTCCATGCCGCCAACCTTTTACCAATAAGGGTCGTATCGGGACTAACTAGACCGCCTGTAAGTTCACTCTCGGTCGTAGCATTCGGGTCGCCTCCATACCGCGGTGTGGTAGTGAGCTTCCCGGCGGCATCCTTCTCGAACAGCGTACCGTTCGGTGCGTCGGTCGGCAGGTCATCTGTGAACACTCTGGAACGTGGCTCGTTGGGGTTGCTTAAGTAGGAGTCGAAGTAATCGGATTTATTTACCTTGCCCCCGAATATACGCGCTCGGCCCATCTCCTCCTGCATTCTTGAGCGAGCCTTGGCGACATCGGACGTATCCCCAAGCGCTTCCAGATAAGCACTGGTCTTGTTCATCTTGTCCAGGTTTGAAAGACCCTCAAGTTCGCCAATTTGGTCCGAGTAGTACTGTCTGGCGTCCAGCCAATTCTTGTTCAGATTTGCGTAGCTTCCCTCGTCCTCGTCACCACCGTAAAGGTAGTTTACTGAATTGTTGATTTCGCCGGTAAGAAGGTCGTGTGCCGGGTCATCGTTTACCAGCCCGTGCTTTTCGGCGTATGCTCTTTGGATTGCCAGACGCTTCTCCACTTGGGTCATGCCCGCATATTCGCCATTCGTACCCGCATCGGGATTGGCAATAAGATTACCTGCCTCATCCTTGATCTGCGCGGGAATCTTGTCCCTGTACATGGCGTTTCTCTCGTCCGCCTTGTCCTTCAGGCTGGCACGAATGCCCGCCTCTTGCGTCTTCATGTCGAAGGGAAAAAGCCAGTTCGGCGACCACGTCTTGGCTTCGCCTTCATGCTCAAAGAAAATGCTGTGATCCTTTGCTTTTTCGTACTTCGGGTTCGGGATGACATTCCCGTTTTCATCCTTGATGTACGGCTTTTCGAGGTATTGCCCGACTTGCTCCATTACGGTTCCGAGCGGATTCGTCGGCATTGGAGCACCGGCGTCGATCGCGCCACCAATTACGTCGGAGGCTTGACGCTCGACCGCCTCTCGTTTCGTCTCCTCGTTCCACGCTTTATCAAAAAGTCGGTAGGCATCGGAGTCCTTGTCACCGAAATAATCATCGAGGAATCTAAATGGATTGCTTCCGGGATTCTCATCAGAGGTCTTGAAGATTCCGTCCCAGACGTCGGACATCACTTTTCTGTCCCACGGAAGACCGTCTTGGAATTTTCGCTCATTGGCAAATTCTATCGCCTTGTCGTAAGCGGCGTCCTCGGCATACACTCCCTTGTAGGTATTGCCGTGCTCGTCCGAGTAGTTTAGAAGTCTCGGGTCAACACCGTTGGTTTGCTCGAAATTCGGATCAACTTCATCTTTTTCTTCTGGGTAGGATACTTCCCATTCTCCAATGGGTTTGCTCATTTGAGAGGAATGCACCCATGGTCCTTTCGGAATAGTCTTGCCATCGGCGTCTTCGGTCCGGTTATAAGGACTGTCCTCGACCATGTACCAGATTTCGCCATCACGCTCGGCCGGAAACATCCATCGGGAAGTCTCATCATCGTAAACCCAGCCTTCCATCTCGCCCGGTGGGGCATCGTACATCCAGCGACCCGTGTCGGCGACGTACATCCAGTTTTCCTCGTCGGGTGATGCCTTATCTTGATACCAAACATCGCCAAGTACCGGGTGTTTCTCCCACTTCTTGGGCGACTTGTCGGTGTCGGCGTCGGGTCCGCCTTCTTTGAAAAGCGACTGCGACCCATCCCTATTCAAGAGGGTATTGTCGTCATAGCCGTCTTTGTTGGCGTCGACCCATCCGTCGGGAAGCTTGTTGCCTCTGGCCAACCACTCCGCGTCCGTCAACTCCTTTTGAATGTCTAAGTCGGGATTCTCCGTAGGCTTTGCCATGCTTGACGCCTCAAGGGTCGTCGTTGCGCCCTCCGGGGTAATCCAAGTGCCGTCGCGGTTGAACATCCACTCATTGGATCCATTTGCATAATAAGCAACTTCGCCGGGATGGTCAGGCATGTTATCCCAGTACAACCAGTTTCCCTTGGCGTCACCTCTGCTGTCGGTGGCGAAAATCCAATTGTCGTCTTCACCTTTGTAATACCAACCCAAGCCTCCGGCCGTATCATACATCCAGCCATCGCCTGTGTCGTACGCCCAGCTTCCCTCATGATTGACGACAAATCCATTTTGGTCAGCCCGAATGCGACTCATGAGCGATTCTCCCAGAAAACCTTCAGAGTCAGAAATCCTCCCCGAGTCAGTTTCGGCATACTCACCATCCCACTTGAGCGAGTAACCCGAGGCGTCGTCGCCATGTGCTGAGAATTTATCCGAGTTCGTCAAATTAACAAGCGTGGCGCCCGTCGAGAAGTCGCCGTTGGCATTCACCCCCCGTTTGTATGAGTAAAACTGCGTGTCTTTGTCGTTTGTGACTAGCGCACCCGTGCCCTCGTCGGTGAAAGCTCCTCTAGTAACTGCTTCGGCGTCTGCAGTCGGGACAACGCCAATCCATCCAGTAGGGACTAACATTTCGATTTCCAACTGAACACGGTGAGGACCGCCAGAGTATCCCGGCTCGGCCCGAGGATCGAATGACGCTTTGGTTGTGGAAAACTTTGCGGTGTCCTGAAATCTTTTGGAAAGGTATTCCTCCGTCCAAAAGCCACCCGCAAAGTCCGTCATTAGTGTACTACCATCCCCCAAGAGGTCCGCTTCCAGTAGATCAAGCTGCATGATTTCCTCGGGGGCAACGTCCAGATCCATGCTCGTTCCAGTGCCCGCCGTATATCCAAGCGCAAACTCGCTATCGTCGCTTCCTTTCGTCGGATAGAATTGGTACCCGACATATTCATAGCCGTCCTCGGCGTTGCCCGCGATATTGTCGGAAGTAGGAATAAGCTCGTCGTTTTCCCCAACGATATAGCGCTTACCCTCCGATGCGACTATGTCTCCGTAGTTCATTTCTGGCTTAAGACTGGCTTTAAGGTCGTCGATTTTCTTTTTGAAGAAGTCCTCGACGTTTGCATGCATCCGAGCGACTGTTTCCCTGCCTTTGCTGCCGTACCATTGGTGGTGCTCTGTGGTAGGTGCGCGACCGCCGAACAAACCCTTCCACCGGTTTCCCGTGTCCATGAAGTCCTTGAATTCTTGACTGGAAAACAGATGACCACCGTTCCAAATGGGGGTGCGGGCATCCCAGCTACTGAACTTGTTGACGGTTGCATACTTAAGTCCCTCAATATTCTTGAGCAATTCATCAAGTTCATCCACGGCAACTTGACCACTCCGGCGCGGCTCAACCTCTCTTGCCTCAATCCATGCCTTGGCGAAAGGCGTGAGAAGTGCGCGGACTGACGCCCCCTCCTTCCACCACCTCTTGTAGCTCCACCACCCGTAACGCTCATCCACGGGATAGCCGGGATGATTTTCCCGTATCCACTTTTTTGCCGCTGTGGCAAACTCCGGATCGTCGTAAAGCGGTTTGCCGTCCTTGTACGGAACCTTATTGACCTCGCCGTGCAGGTTGAAGTTGCTGACAAAGACTGAATTGCCGGCGTCCTCCTCGACATGCGGCGCGAACTTCCATTCATAGCTCATTGGCCTTCAGGTTTTTAGCCAAGTGAACCCTTGCCTTTTCCTCGGCGTCGGACTCCTCGTTGCTCAAAAGGTTTTTCGCCAAGTGCTCCTCGGCTTCTGAGGACTTCAGGATTTCTCCCCACTTCGCCTTGGTGGTGTTTGCCCAAGGCTTCCTATTGGGCGCGGGGGTTGCCTGCGGCTGGGACTCGTCCGCCTTTAGGTTTTTCTCTAAATGGGAGTGAGCTTGTCTCTCGGCTTCCGCCCTGTCCTTCCTCGCCTGTCTTTTGGCTCGGGACTTTTGAACACGCTCCTTGTGCTCCTCTTCGGACAATTCTTCCTCTGGCTTATCCTTCATATATTTTCACTCCATCATCGTAATCATAGGTTGTGAATTGGTACTTCATTTCCCTTCCCTCTTTTATGCCAGCTGTATACCAATGCGCTTCGCCCCATCCGCGCTTATTCCCATGAGTCGCCTCAAGGGACGATTGGTTTGCTGTCCAGTAGGACGAAAGATCGCCGTGAAAGTTTACGTACCCCTCGAAATCTGCATTTTGCGAGTCCGGGGAAGTGACTCCGCCGCCAGACACAGACCCCCCTGACGGATTGAGGTCAGGGAGTCCCCCATTGAAAGCGTCGATGAAGTAATCGCCCTGAACAATGTTCTGACTTGCGCCCCCTGCGCCAGTCTGCTCACGCATAAACACGCTCCTTACGGGATGCCAGTCATACCGCCCCCCGGCAACGATTAGTCGATCCGCTAGAATGGTGGCATGACCACGTCTACCGGGGTGATCTTCATTCATATTTTCATTTATCCCCCCCCAATAGGCGTTGATATATTGCATGAAACTAAAATCCCAAGAACCCCCGGCGTCGTCTAACTGGTAGAGGCGCTCCGTTGCGGCATTCGCGCTGTCAGCCCCGGTGGAGGCGAGAAAGGTTATGTCGTTACCCCAACCACACAAAGATGCTTGGGTTTCCGCCCAGTATGCGTCGAGCGTCGTTGAATTGGTTGTTGGCACCGATACGACTCCGTCGGGGTCTACAATTCCTGAACTGGAATTGAAACTGGCACCGTAGGCATGTTGATGGCTGGAATTGCTAATCCAATAATAATGAGAATTTTTAACCGCTACGGTTTTGGCCACCCCGCCGACAATCACGCTTTTACCTCCACTTGCCCGACCGTCATGCACGGCTACCGAAAATCCCATGTTCATATGGTGGTAGCTGTCGTTGTCGTCCTCCGCATACGCACCCTGACTCATCCAGTATGTCCAAGGAACAGTTTGTCCACGGGTGCCGGTTACCCACTCGTCTTTACTGGGGGCAACGTACACAGCGACAATGCCCGAATGATTACTGGTGCCGGTGTGAGCGATGTCGCCACGGGCGTGGGGTAACCCCATTGCAATTATACCGCCATGAACTGACAGCGAGATGTCATCACTGTAGTTGCTGCTTTGTTCTATGCCTGAAGAGGAACCTGTTACCCTAGCCTCCAGCGACCAAGTACCGGCGTCCTTAGAGAAAATATAAACGGACTTACTGAAACTACCCGCCGACACAAACACTCTGCCGTTATGAACGGCAATTGCTGATCCGGTAGAGCTTTCGTAGCCTCCCATGTGATTCCATTGGTCGGTATTGGCATTGCCGGGAATTCCGCCGAATGATGCCGAAAAACTCCATCCAAACTGACTGCGTTCGTAAATAAACACCATCCCGTATTCGGGATAATCCCCTACAGGATTACTGCCGCCCATTTTCGCGATGACTGCACAGACGTCTCCGTCAATCGCAGTCCCGCCACACCCGAATTGCTTTTTATACCCCACACTACTCGAAGAATCCGAATAGACATCGGAAGCATACTGGGATGGCACGTAAATCGTTGCCGTCGGCGTACTGAAGTCGGGAATGAAGTGCGGTTGAGGATTGCCCGAGCCGTCGGTGGCATCGGATAAATAATTGTAAGAAGTGGAGGGAGTAGGGGCGGGAGGCACGGATGTCCATGCGGTAGTAAACGCCCCGGCGCCTTCTCTGATCTTTATTTCAGTTATGTCCGTACCGTTGAACTTTACTTCGGTCGGAGCACCACTAGCGCCCGACAGCCCGTCAAAAAAGCTAATGTCTGTCATGGCTTGTTAGGATGTTGTGATTTCCAGAGTCGTTCCGTTTATGGTGAAGTCGATGCTGTTTACCGCAGTGCCGCCGAAAGTGACCTTGCCGTTTGTTTCGACCATGTTTGTTAGGATGGAATCTTCTACATCCGCTATGTTGGTGGTCGCGAGATTCCCATCGATGGCGACATCACCATCAATATCAAGTGCGACCGATGGCGATGTTTTCCCGATTCCGACGCGCGGTTCGGTTAAATTGCTCACCGTGGTCGCGGTAACTATGAATACGCCCGCATCTCCTTCCTTATCATATATGTTAAGTTCGGGATGGTCTGCACCTCCCCCAACGTTGACATCTAATGCATCATGACTTCCATCGGCTGCTGTTTTTTCCAAACGAAAATTACCAGCAGTCGTAAGAGTTCTGCTCGGCGAATCAGTCCCGATTCCGACTTTGCCGTCATAGGTGATACGCATTTTTTCTAGACGATTAGGTTGTGCGCTTGTTCCTTCGTCTGTACCAAATACCAAAGAACTATATCGTGCGTTTGCTTGATCCTGAACCGAGCCAATCCATGAATATCTTGAGAAACCGTTTCCTGTTGTTTTAAGTTCAAACGATATTCCTACGTTTTGATGCAAGCCGTCAGTACTCACTTCATTGCGAAGGTTAATCCGATTATTGAGGTCCTGCACTGAGCCTCCATATGCCGTTGTGGTTTCTGAATGAACGCAGAGTTTTGCATTTGGCTCATCAGTCCCGATGCCGACGTTGCCATTGGCTTTTATTCGCATTTTTTCGACCCCTGCCGGCATGATAACAGCATCATCACCCTTATTACCAAATTCTGCAGTACCAGCCGGGTCTTTAAACTGTATGGAACTTGTACCGTCTGTACTTTCAAATAATGCTTGATTATTTGAAGCGCCACCAGCGACATGCAAAAATGATGCAGGATTATCAGTCCCGATTCCGACCTGGCCATCCTTATCAATACGAACCTTTTCCGAATATGATCCGTTGTAAGCATTGCGTGTCCAAAATGCCATTCCGAATCCATTACTGTTGTTTTCTACTACTTGATTTATTCCAACACCCCAATCATCTTGGTCATAGCGATCTGAAATTGAGCCGCGAATTATATTCGTTTGACTATTAAGTGCCCCTTGGATGTTTCTTACAAGTATCCCGGCTCTATTATGTATAGATAAACCAAAGTCTGAATCTATATCATCTAAATCAGTCCCGATTCCGACATTGCCGTCAGCATTGATTACCATCTTGGTACTCAGGGCGTCATCAGGATTGTCCTCATTCGTTTCCAGATCGAAGTGCATTACAGGGTGTGTATTACCACGATTAGGCGCGCCTGAGTAGCCTCCTTTGACTCGGATTCTAGCCCGATATCCTTCAGACCCTGCATTGGTGTCCCATCCGCTTGCCTGAAATAAAATTGCAGGTGGATCATTGCTATCGTTTGTGGCGGCAGAATCCGGATTTACTAACAGCAGTCCTGTTGTTTCAGAAGATGAGATTCCCACCTCAGTGGCATCCAGTAGTAATTTATTATTGCCAACATTCTCTTGGACCGGACGAATCCATGATGTTCCGGTCGAAGAGTCGGTGCCCATCGTTAAAATGTGAGCGGTGGAGGCGGCACGGATGACAATAGCGTCATTCGATGTTGTTACAGGGCCATCTGGGCCTTTGATTTCCAACGGCGCGACGGGCGTAACAGTCCCGATTCCGACGTTGCCTTCCTCACTAATCGTAAGTCTATGATTGTTGCTTTCGCTATCGTATAAAGAAAAGTATTTTTTGCCGTTGGAAATGCTACCCGTACCAACGGAGAAATGGCCCTCTTCGCCGTCTATTTTTATCCACTCATTGCTAGTGCCATCCCCAATGGTAAGACTGTGCGTTGGATTATCAGTCCCGATTCCGACTTTGCCGTCTAGATCAATCATCATATTGACATCGCGGGGAAAAACTTGCGGATCGGCATTTCTGTAGAAATATAAACCTCCCTTACCGCTTCCACCAATCGCGGTCAGGGTGGAGGCGGAGGCGGCTGCCTGCCAGTAAAGTGTCATGTCCCCTGTGTTTGTGGAGTCACTAAATCGTAAAGTTGGATCAGGGGCGCTTAGCGTTACAGTATCTGCCCCCGGTACGGGAGGACTTTGCTGGGCGCCGCCAAGCGGGGACAGTTGATTCGTGAAGATGCCCGACGACGCGGCTGATGAAGGAAGGTTCGTCAAGCCCGAGGCGTCGCCTGAAATTATACCGCCTACGTCGAGATTGCCGCCGATGTCGACGTTGCGGTCGCCGTCTATTTTTAAACCCGATACCCCATCTTTATCTCTAAAATCAGCAAGATAACGAGTAGTGGTGTTGCCTCCGCCAATCGTCTTCAGACCGTAGCCTTCGGAATGGTCGTTTTCTATTATGGCAGAATTCGTGCCGGGGTCACTGCTTAGGACCGACAACCTAGCGCTTGGTTGATTAGTCCCGATTCCGACGTTGCCGGTAGTGCCTTGGATAACCAAGCAATTGGCAGCTTGGGCAGATGCCATGTATATGTCGCCTGCTGTGGTCACGCCCGTGCCGGTTCCACGCAAATATATTCTTGGCTCGGCGCCTGATCCGCTGCCAAGGGAAAGGTTCAGGTAGCTGGAGGCAAAAACCTTGGAATAAGAGTTCGTTGCGTAACCGGGTTGTAAGGTTACGGCTTGATTACCGTTTGCATCAGTCCCGCAACTGAGATGGCCGTCCTCGGTCAAGGACATCTTGTAGCCCGGAACGCCTGTCGAAGAGCCAGCGCCTGTCAAGTGAAACCCTAAGTTATTCTCACCGGCACCTCCAATTGAGCCTTGCGATATTAGGCTCCACTTGACCCCTGAGTCTTCATTAAACAACGTGATGCCCGTTCCGGTGGTGGAGGTGTTTTCAATCTGGGCCGAATTCCAGTAGTCCGGGCGGCCTTGAACGACCAGCTTGGCGATTGGACCGTTCACATCTGAATCCGCCGCATCCCAGTCTTCACCGATCTTAAGACCACCAGATTTGTGCTCGGGTGATCCTGTCGCTCCAAGGAAAACCGTTGATTTGTGGTCACCTTTCACATGCAGAGCCGTGCCTAATTGAACATCGCCGTATGTGCTAGTATCTCGATCATAGGGAATAAGATATCCCCGTACGCCGTTGTGAAACATCTCCAGACCCTCGCCATGCGACGGCGCGACTTGGGCGCCCGTTATGGCTCTGATCGTCCCAGTAGAGTCTAATTGGCATTCTGGGTCATCAGTCCCGATTCCGACGTTGCCACCGTTGTTGAAATAACTATCAAGGTTCGGAGTCGATGCTATTAAGGACTTTGTAGTCCCGGCTGTCCGATCCTTTAAATACAAATCCAATCCACCAGACCCGGAGTTGTCGCTCACGTACAAGCCTCCTAGCTGATTGGCGCTATCACAAACCGACAAACCGTATTTCGCGCCAACAGTTTGTACCTCAAGGGGATTACCCGGCGTTCCAGTCCCGATTCCGACGAATCCGACGTCGGAGATGACTATCCTCGTTTGGGTTTCGTCGTTGATATATAAATATCCGTTATCGTGAGGGTAGAATTGATATTTCGAGAGTCCGTCGTTACTCAATACCTTCAACGCCGGGTACCCTTGGAGGGTCAACTGCTGGGTTGGACTGGTTGGATTAGAAGTGTCCCAGTTCGAGAATAGCGGTACTACCGCGCCGACCAGATCGTTGATCTTCTCTGATATGGACTGAAAGTTGTCGTCCAGATCGTCATGCGTCAGGGGCGCAGTCGTGAGCTTCCTTAAGGAAACTTTGTTTGTGTCATCGGTACTTACGGCACCGGGAGTACCGTTACCGTTGAAGATTAGTGGCGAGATACTCATGTCAGATAATGTATTAGGTAACAGCGGAATGGTCAAACAAAGAAAAGCCTCCCACCCGCTACGCAGATGGGAGGCTAACCCTTTTCTATTCCCCCCCTCGGGAAAAATTAATTTTAAGCAAGTGCTGCGTCAAACTCGGCAACCGTGCCAAGGTTGGTGGCAGAGCCGCCATTGTTAACGTAAACGTCGGCAAACTGGGCTGTAGCGAAACCGGCGGAGCCGTCCGTGCTGTCCAAGTCCGTATCGGTGGCGCTGAAGGAAGTTCCACTGGAAGCTTCATAAGCAGTGAACCGATCGTTACCTTCGTCCCAGACGAATGCTACGTTGTTTTCGGCAGAGCCACGCTCTACCACAAACCCAACGTCATTAGCTGCGTTGGAACCGTCTCCTGCGCCCTTGGAAAGGTTTAGGATGCTGTCGGAAACGTCCAAGTTGGTCGTCTGGACTGCGGTCGTGGCGCCTTGAACAGTCAAGTTGCCGGTCAACACCATGTTGGCAGCCCCGAGGTCGCCGCTGAAAGAAGCGGAGTTGCCATCGGCGGCGAGCGATCCAGCCTGCGTCTCCAAGTCGGAGATGTCGCTGTCGTTGCTAGAGATGTTCGATGCGTTGGTTGAGATGCTCGATGTGTTGGTCGAGATGTCGGATGTGTTAGTCGAAATGCTCGAGGTGTTTGTGGATATGTCGGAAGCGTTTGTCGCAATACTTGACGTGTTAGTCGAAATATCCGCCGAGTTGGTCGAGATGTTCGACGCGTTAGTCGTGATGTTCGACGTGTTCGTTGAAATATCGCTGGCATTGGCTACCTCGGCGGCACGTGCGGTGGCGGCCTCGGAGACAATGCTTGCGGCGTTAGTCGAAATGTCGCTGGCGTTTGTTGCAATGCTCGCCGTGTTGGTCGAAATGTTGCTGGCGTTTGTCGCACCGGTCGCAGTATTGGTCGAGATGTTCGATGCGTTAGTCGCAATACTTGACGTGTTGGTCGAGATGTTCGATGCGTTGGTCGCAACAGCCCCATTTTCCAATGCGGTAACTTGCGTGTTTACGAATGCTTTGGTCTTTTGACCGAGAAGTGTGAAGATACTAGACATGATTGATTATTCTGATTTGTTAATATGAGTTAGGCAAGTGTAACCTAACGAAATCCGTTACACCAGTCAAGGCACTTTCAAAGCTCAGAGCCAAAATTCACCTTCTTCCACGAACTTCCCGTATCAAATGCCAAGCAATCCTCGTCGGAGACATAAACCATGCGACGGGCAACCCCCGCTGTCGGAATAGTCGAAGTCGTGTACACGGGCAGTTTTATATGTCCATCCACCTCCAGCGTCCCCGACACGCTACCACCTGAAGCATCCAGCTTGGTGTCAAGTTGTGTTTTAACTTTTGAGCCAAGTTGTGCAAGAATACTGCTCATCTCGATAAGTCCACCTTGAGGGTTCGCTCAACATCTTCCGCGCAATACCTTATTACCCGAGCATTGATTTTCTGAAACCTCCAACCCATTCTTTTCGACCAAGCTCGCACGGTCTTCCCGGTCACCTCCATTTTTTCCTGTATGGTTCTTGAGGAAACATACCTGAGACAGGATTCGTCTTTCATAGGCACATAACATTGCCTACTATTCCGTAACTTTCAAGAAAAAAGTTACCTAACGAACTAGGTTACGAATTGAATGCTGCCTCAAAGTCGGCTAACTGTTGAGCTGCGTCACCCGAAAGAAGTTCACCGGTGGCTCCGGGAAGAGGGGAGGTATCCTCAAGCGCGGCAGAGAAATCGTCAAAACCGCCCTCTGACTCCGCGTCCGACTCAATCGCTACGGAAGCGATCCTGTCAAGTTTTTCACGCATACGATTCAGTCCGCCCGTTAAATCCTTTTGGTTTGGATTAAAGCTGATGCTCATGTTGCTGAAAGGTCTTGTCGCTTTCTTTCTTCTAGGCATCGACAACCTCCACAACTTGAACCGCCTCGGATACATGTCGGGTTTTTACTCCGCTTACCTCAAATGTTCGCCCGATCAACTTAAACCCTACGCTGTCCCCGGTAATTGAAAGTGCATCCTGAAAGTAATTGCCTCTGGCAAAAAGTGGCACCATATTCTGAACCCCCAAACTCGTGAGCTCTTCGACAACCTCGTCAATCGCAGCATCCGGCGCCGATGAATGTGAGGATATGGCAATGGACGCAGAAGCATTCTTGAGGTAGTCGTCCGCCACATAGTCGGATTCCATGAAGTCATCAAACCCCTCATCGGGGAATGCGTCCGACAGATGCACGAGGTAGCTTCTTAGGCTTTTCTCGGAAAACCGATTCCCGAAGTCGGTCAAGCCGAACTTTATGGTAGAGGTGTACCCGCCTCCATCACGTGAAAATATTCGATAAGGTCCGTGTCCGCCCTCCGCGGGTCCGTAGCCATAGCGCATGATATATGAACCAACGCCCATCCCGGTGGTCGCTAGCTCGCTATCGGTGTAAATCCCCGATCCGTCAAGGTCTGCCACTGTATGCGTGGCCAGAAGAAACCATCGACTCTTTATCCTGTCCGAAGGAAAGATTGTCGCGGCGGCAGTAAAGGCAAAATCTATTGTTGAGAGTGTTCCATACACCATATCGAAAGCAACTATACCCCAATCAAGTTCATAGCTTGAGTTGCGTTGGCGCAGCCCAATCGGAGCGGTAATCATAACTTCCTGAGTCAGTCCATTCTCGATTGCATAAATACGCTCAATGTCATCCTCGGTGATATTCCTCCAGAATTCGGGGCCATTCATGAAGGTTGGCATAGGCTGGGGCTCAACCGAGGCGGGAGTCACGAAAAAGGCACCGTTGTACCCTATGAACATTTGCCTCTCTTCATTGAGTGAGATTACGGTATTTCGGAAGTCCGCAACCCTCTCCCCTCGATACCTCTCTTCGTAAAAGAATGGTGACTGAGTGTTGCCCCTGCTGATCGCGACATATCCTGTCTGGCGATATATTAGTAGCTTATCTCCAAGTTTTGCCATCTTCAGAATGCGCGAACCATCCTCGGGGAAGCTCAAGGTGTCTGATGACTCTCTCGTTATAGCTGAGTCCGTGCTGGCGGAATCAGGCTCTTTCAGCAAATAAAAGGATGCCGGTTCGCCGTCGGTGTTCGGAGTGGTTGAGGACAGGGGACTTAATTTAATCAAGGTCTTCGAGCTGGACGATGAAATGTCCAGGACAGTGGCATCGGTAACTCCCTCGTCGACAATGCGCAGTGGGTCGCCAATTCTAATTGCATTTGGCTCGCTGTTCTTCCCCGAATCTACCCATGTCGGACTGGTATAATATGGATTCAGACTTCCGCTCACGGATATGGGGTAGGGGAGTTCAATCGCCTGCAGAGATGTGGCAAGTGATGCGGAAATGACGGCATCGCCGGTTATCGCTGCATCTATCGCCCGATAACCCGAGCCTCCAACAACCGTCACCTTGTCTACGCTCCAAGTTCCGTCCTCGTTGTCTTTCATCTCGGCAGTTGCGGAAGCGCCCGAGCCGCCGGGATACTCCGTGTGTTGTCCCGCCTTTGGGTCTGTAAGTGTAATTGCCGGTGGGGTGCTACTACTGTAACTTCCGCCATTGGTAACCGTCACTTCTGATAAGTATCCCGTAACGATCATTTCGCCCGGGTCGTCCGTATCGCCGTACACTTGACCGAATAGATGAGGTGCCGACCTAGCCTCGCCGGAGGTGTTGGTAAGGCGCCACGCAGAATACTCTACCGTATGAGGGACTCTATACGTCGCGGGTCCTAGATCAAACCCAAGGGATTGCCCTTCGGGGATTCCGTATGGCTCCGAAGCCGAGGTCATTAAGTTTCCGAAATACAAGTCTTCGATGTACTCGATGTCGCCGATCCAGAGCCTGCCGTCGAACTCGGAAATTGTTCCGCACCGAATTATTCCTCTTTCCCTCAGGGAGTAAATTGGAAACGCGCAAGGCCAATCAGCGCGATAAAACAAGGGTAGATCGACTCCGTTATTGAATATGCAATACCCGTCAATTGAAACAGCTTCCCATCTGATCGCCTTGGGAATGTCTCCGGATGGGGCAATGTCAATGCATTGCAAGCCTGAGGCAATCACATCCCACTGTACAGTATCCTCATTCAGTCGAAACAACTTGTCTCCTGCAGAAGCTACTAAAACCTGCTTCTCCTCGGAATAAAACTGATACATTAGGCGAACCGGATATCCAGATGTGTCGAGCTGGGCAAATGAGTCACTTCCGACCTTTGCCGGACCCCAGCCTTCCCGTCTTACCTCGCCGTCGGACTCACGCCTGAAGTTTAGCTTCTGGGTGTAGTTCGTTGCGCCCGCGGTGTCCGATGAGTTTGATCCGGCTATTAACGACCCACCTTCCGGAACAGTGAAGGTAATGTGCTTATAAGCCATCTAACCGCCCGCGTAATCAAGTCCTTGTTGCACGTACCCTGATGTGAAGAATCTAAGAGCCTCTAGGTAATTCACTACGGATGAGGTGCTTCCCTGATCCGGGGTAACCTCTAGTGGATCGGGTAAGCCCGCAAACACACCTCCGGGGTCTACTGTCGACCAAAACTCGGGGACATGCGAATCGTCGGTGTCCGGTTGAGACGCTATCACGGATATGGCGCCTGTGCCGGGGTCTACCCATAGCCACTCCCACTGACCAAGCGTCGAGTTGTAGGCAATCAATTGATTCGGATTGTCGGTACCCTTGAAGACATGATCGGTATAGTCGCCATTACCCGCAAGCACTGTGTCATTCTTCGGAATGGAGACAAACCCTCCCGTCAACGGTTCGTTGGCTGGGGATGATAAAGTTATTGGTGATGCTATTGCCAGTGTCGCACTTTCCACTCCGGTGACGGCGGCAAGATCATCATAAGTCCCTGACCCGCTTGTCCCCGCCAGAATAGTAATAAGAGCCATACAAGCGTTCACCTGCTCCTGAAGGTCGGCAACTTTTTGGTCTATCGTAATGTTTACCTTGTTTTCGAGGAGCGCCAACTCGGACTGGATGCTTACAATTGTAGCCTGAAGGTCAACGCCAACCTGGGTCTGGAGGGTGGCGATTGCGGAATTTATTGTTGCTATGGTTGCGGGAAGCGTGGTGCCGACGGAGGATTGCAAGGCGGCAATATCAACATCATTGGAGTCAACGTCCGAGCGCAAGGTGGATACGGTTCCTGCCGTCGTTGCGATTGCCGTGGCATTGTCCGCAATATCCGTGCTGTTGGCAGATACCAACGCACCTTGAGTCGCTATGCTCGTCTGAGTCGTTGCTAGATCGGTCTGTAGCGCGGTTACTCCAGCCTGCAATGAGGACTCTGCCGCGACAGCCCGAGCAACTTCCGATGCCAAGGAGGCGTCATTGGCAGATATATATGCATTGAGTTCGCTTGTGTGAGTACCCAAGGCAGAGGTTATGGCGGAACTCAGCGTACTGTCATTCGACTGAAACTGCGTAACTATCTCAGAAAGGGAGTCTAGTGCCGCGGGGTCGGTGTTGCTGATTACGTCATCAATCCTGCCTCCCAAGGCCACTTCCGCAGCCGACGCACGATTCTGCTCGGCGAGGATATTCGCGGTCGAAGTAACTTCATTTGCATCCACATCCGCCTGAATCGCAACTTCTGCCGCGGTGGCTCGATTGGTTTCGGATACAAGGTCGGCTCGGGTTGTTGAAAGCTCGGCAAGGACGCCTGCCTTATTTGAGTCCATAGAGACTCTTACCGCAGCTATGGAAAGGTTTACTTCATCCTTTATATTGGTGGCTGGGATTGCCGCCAAGGACAATACCGTCTCATTGAAGAGGCTAACCTGATCCGTGCGCCATCGCTTGACCCGAAACTGCTCGTCAACCTCTGCCTTGTCGTAAAAGTCGTCAAGGATTGTCGTCTCGTCCAGTAGTACGCGATTCTGATTTATTAACGCCTGCACCTCAAGCGGGGTCGTGAAAAGATCATCCAGACCGCTTATGTCGCTGGCTGGGTGCGTATGTATGGCACTTGCCTTTGCCGCTAAGTCCGTGAGCTTGGCATAAGGGGTAAGGTCGGCGTCGACAATATACTCGGAATGCTGGTGAGAGGAATTCGACTTCAGGTTTATCAATGCCGTAAGGCCTGCCTTCTCCGTCGCAAATTCAGTTTTCAATAATGCGGACGAGCTCAGAGATGATACGGTTGCGTTAGTTGCGTCTATCCTTAAGTCCAACGCCGTGTCTGCCGCCTCAAGAGCCGAGGTTGCGGTGTCGATGTCCGTGGTAGGCGTGTACGACCCGACGAGGGAATCGCTTACCTGCGTTATGTTCGCCAATAGAGTGTCTGATGATGATGTAATATCCGTGGCTACCTGCGCGGCAGTAGGATGGGTGTTCACGAAATTATCCTGCGTCAACTTAATTGCCGCTACCGACACCTTTACCGTATCCAAGTCCTGAGATATGTCGTAACCCACCGATGCAGCGAGTGGCAAGCCACCGGTTGGTTCCGTAGCCACCGTATCTACGACATCGGTCGGGTGAGACACTGAGTCGATAAGGTCAGAGAAGGCATTCTCGTTAAGATCACTTCCTGTCGTGAATTTGCCCTTCAGGGCGGTTCTGTCAAATCCGCTAGCCAACTTGAGCTCCTCCTACTTCTGGAATTGTGGGACTTTCCGTTGCGACCAACTCTCTGCGGTTTGCAAAGATTGAGCGACGGATATTCTTGAAAAGTTCAAAGTTCGAGGATGCCAGCTTCTGATTGTCGTCAATGTCCTTTGAAAAATGGTACTTTACGAAATGGTGCACGGCAAGAGCGGCATCGTCATTTAGCCGAGTTTCCTCTGCCTTCTCTGCCTCAGTGCAAGCATTGATTGGCTTGTAGTTCTTTTCCGTGTTGTAGAGAATGGAGAGAGATTCGTCTTCCCGCAGGGCGGGTTCAGAATAGAATTTCCCCGAATTAAAGGCGATGCGACCGGGATACGAGTTAGTGCGGGCGCGTCCCCCGCCGTCCACTATGTCATAATAGTCCTGAGTAAGTAGTAACTTCGGGCGATAGTAAACGCTAGCCGACTGGGAGTTGGAGTCCGTGGGGAGTCTCCTCACTACAATGTCAAGAAGGCGAGTTGATTCATAATCGAAATCCCCCACTTCGGACTTCCCTTCCGAGTGGGTAGTAAGATCACCATAGGCATACACCTTGAGCGCTGGGGTAGTTCTGAGTTCGGGTATGTTCCGCTGAAGGTCACGCACTCCCGCAACGATCATCCTGTCGCGAAACTTCTCAACTCCGCGACCTCGACGGATTCCGTCGGTCAATAAGAGGTCCACTACTGCCTCATTGAACTCAGCCCATGTCATCATTGTTTGTTTAACTTCTTTATGTGAAATTTCGTGTAAAGCATCGGGATTGCGATTACTAGCACAGCTCCGATTGCCACAAGGACAAGTACATCATATATCCCATCCACCACCTTGTCGAACCAAGTTTGCTGTTGAGCTGAAGCTTCCGCGATTAACTTGGATACATCTCCTTCGGATACGGCTTCGACTACTGCATTAGCTTCATTCAGCCTTTCCTGCATATCCTTTGTGTTCGAACCGGAACGGAACACTTCGCCCATTGCCGCTCCTCCAAATGCGCCAATCGCGGCTCCGCCGGGTCCGCCCACAACTGCTCCACTCGCCCCGCCCGCCGTGGCGCCGAGGGTCGGGTAAAGACTACTGATCGAACACGAGGTCAGTAAAAATAGCGCAAGCAGAATTAAAAGCCTCATCCACGATAGTATCCTGTAACCGGTGCATCCGTGTCATATTCGGCTAAAGTCCTATTGCACTCGTATTCTTTCGACTCGCCGGGGAAAAGGTATTCCCCACCTTGATCGCCAGAGAGTATTTCGAAATTGTCGACATACTGAACCCCCGATGCTTCGGCGGCAAAAGCAACATAGTAGCTATCCTTCGTGAGAAGCTCCGAAACAAGACCTACACCGCTAGACGCCATGGATGCCTCGGAGAAGACCGAAGTCCAGGTCTGGGTTGCCCCCCCGTCATACGCATCTACGCTCACCGTGGCCGCGTCCTGTAAGACGTTAATCGTCGCCCGATGCCAAGCGCCCGGTGCGTAAGTACCCGATACGACTGTTTCCGTCGTCCCGATTCTCACGACAAACGAGTTGTCCGCGTTCACCCTTATGCCTACAGCGGGATGGTTGATGTCAATCCCCCCATAGTTGGAGTAAATTCCAAGCGGTTGCAACTGGGTCGTATTACTCTCTACCTTAAAAAAGCATCGAAGCAACTGATCTACCGCCAAGCCAAATGGCGCATCAATCTTTGAGTACGCCGAATTGTCCGCGGTATGCCTCACCTTGAGCACGCGACTCGATCCTAGTGGGGTATCTATTGATGGGTTCGATAAAATAATTGATTCCGAATCGCCCACGACCTCAAGATTCTTTCCGTCGAAGTATTTCGACAAGAGCACTCGGCGCTTGCGAACCACAATATTGGAACTTGATGAATTCGAGAGGCGGAAGCTCTTTGCCGAAATGTTCGGAAGTTCACCACCGGACGAAGTGAAGGTGCCGGAAGTCAATGGGTTTTGGGCGACCATGAGGCGACCATCGCTTACCCCTATATACGGATCAATGTCGTCGCTTGATTTTACCTCCGAACCAAGCGCCTCCTGCCGTACAAGTCTCATCTGTCGTCCTTGATCTTTCGGTATAGCACGTACCCCATATATACAGTCGTAAGCAAAGCGGCGGCGGTTGCCGAAATTAAATGAATATCAGCTAAACCCCAGCCCGTTGCCACTCCAAGAACCCCTATGCCGGCATGGGTATCAATCATTTCTTGCCCTTGGTCTTTTTAGTTGCCTTGGGTTTAATGTCGTCCAGAGGTCTGTCGACGGCTACCTCTTCTACGCTCAATAATTCTTTGGGGTCGTCCGCTACCGGTGCCGGTTCCTCATCTGGTTCCGCATACACCGCATTTGGGTTTTGATTGGGGACTTGCTTGTGAGTTGTAAACTCCCTGTACGCTATGGCCTCCCCGTTCACTTTTTTTTTCGCAGCGAACCACTGCATTTCGTTTAACTCCTCTACGCATGGATATTTGAGTAGCTTCTCACCCTCGGCGTCCGACACCTCGGCAAGACCAGACCACACGTTGCAAATTAAGGCTGGCTGGAATCTCTTAAAGCCGCCTATGTCGTTATTTAGTCCTTCAATAAGTATATACATAATGATTAAGGTAGCGGGGGCTCACGTTAGCAAACCCCCGCATTGGCGTGGATGGAGTGAAAATTACTAAACCGTGATATTGCCGATCTTCACTTGGTCATTGAAGTTTTCAATGATGAGGTGACGATGCGGGCGATCTACCATGGTGGTCCACTTCGTGGAGCGAAGATTGAATGTACGCTTTACGGAATCCATACGGCAGCTATACAAGCGATCCACCTCGGGATGAGGCTGACTGCGAGTAACGCTATTCGTGCCGGCGACTCCGATTTTAACGTCGGACCAGTCGATCAACCACAATGTGCGAGAGGTAGCCTTGAATCGGTTGAAGTCCGAATCGGCAGTGGCGTTGTCTCCGGCAAACACTTGCGTGGTACCGTCCTCAAGAGTTTGGGCGTCATACCCACCATCTGCGGTGAGATTGAACTTAGCCCCAACGTTGAGTAGGTCGTCAAACATAGGATCATGGAAGACCGCAAGTTGACAACCGATATCCGGCAGGTCGTAGACATTGTAGTTAAACAAAATGATTCCGTTATGCTCGATCGTTTGACCGATTTGAGCATTGCGATGAACTTCCCAGCCGTAACGGTCTTTGTAGTACTTGTTAAAAGCCTCAAAGATTTTCACGGAGGTCATGCGATCCGTCATGCAGTCGATTACGGAAACGGTTGTACCGTCCTGCTCGCGGTTGCGCTTCAGGTAGTACAGGTCGCTCATGAGCTTATCCAAGTCAAGTGCGTCACCGGCGGTTCCTGCCTGCGTTACCCTGTTGGCTTCGCGAAGTAGGGACTTGATTCCAAGAGCTTGAGCCTTGTACTCGAGCGTGCAATTGGTGTCTTCCGGATCGTGAACACCGGGAAGCTTCATGTAAGTTTCCGGAGTTTGCTGATTGTTCAACGCCTGATTGAACCATACGCCGCGCGTCCATTGGTCTTGCGACAACTTGGAGGCGAGCTTGTTCTGCTCGGCGAGCGGTTGATAAACCATACTGCGGAGATACGGATTGACCTTGCCCGACATGATTGCGGCAAGAGTATCCTTGTACTCCTCATTGACCTCACGAGACTCGCGGGTTGTTTGCAACCAGTTAACCAACAGACGAACAGAGAGGTCGGTCGGCTGATTACGACACCATGCCTCGTAGTCGTTGATATTGTTCGCGACGGTTTGTAGAACACCAGTGGCGGGTTCGTACTTCGCCTTCATGCCTGCACTCAAAGCAGCCCAGTCGGAGGCAAAGGTGCCAGCGATGCCAGGAATGTCCTTGCCGGTTGGGCGAAGGGTGACATCTGCTTGGCTTACGCCTGTTACACTCGTGTTGGGTATGGCGCCCATCACCATAAACTGAACCTCGACGGCAGCGCCTGCGGATGACCAATGGTTGATGACTACATAGCTTCCGGGAAGGAAGTAGCGCTCGATGTCCGAGATTGGACTCGCCCAGTCAGAACCTCCAAGGTTTACCGTTACAACCCAATCGCCAGACTGGGCAGAGGAGGATGGTGACCCACCCGTACCGGCGGCAAGACCAGAGGCTGGCCATGACGGATGTGAGCCTGCGTAATTGGCAGTACCAGTTCCACCTTCGGAAATCGCAAAGTAGTTGGCGTTGATTACGCTTCTTTGCCTACGCTGGATGTAAGGAAGAATAATTGATTGTTCAGCAACGTTTACCTTATTGATAAGCGGCTTGATGTTTTGTACTGAAGATGTGAGCAGAGCAGTAAGTCCGCGCTCTTCGACGCCAAGCATTTTTGCTTCGGCCGCACTGGCAATAACTCGAGCCAGATCAGTTTCCTTATTGGACAGGTCTTCGAACTCCCGCGGAGTCAAACCCTTGATGTGAGCCTTTGTGAGAGTACAGCCCGTGCTGTCATCTACCGAGACTATGCGTGGAAGTGCGTCATATCCTGACTGAAGTGAATTGCTTCCCGGTATAAGAGTACTGGGACTACCTGCTGTTGGTGTGTCTAATGGCATTTGAACTATTGGTTGATAACTAATTTATTAAGTAACAACCTAAGAATAGCCGAAAAACCTCAGAAACAAGAACCGGCGGGGATTTTCCCCATTTTCGGGGGGATACAGAATATTTCGGTCTTCAAATGGAAACCCAAATACTCTTTTTGATAATCACATATCCAGAAGGGAGAGTACCGTATTCTTTGGCGTGGCGCTCTTTTGGGGAGTAGGAAGTGCAGCACCCGCCATTTGTGTAGGCTGGATCGGCCGCGTCGCATTCTGTTGATCTTTAGATGGTTCTGGAGTTGCCGCTGGAGCACTGGGGGCAGGGACTCCACTTCGGGTGTACCCTGCGGATGCAAACTGATTTCTCATCTGATCCAGTTGACCCTCCATAGTCGACTTGGTTCGCATTGCTAAAAGTCGAGCAATGTCATCGTCGGTAAACGTGTAATACTTCCCTTTCTCCTCGTCGGGGACATGCGGAAATCTCTCCCTACGCACGAATAATTTCCCATTTCGCTTGGTTTTTCCCGATTGAATAAAGCTTTCTTGCTCGGAATTTATGAATTCGCTCAAAGCTCGGTGGACGGAATCTTGCTCATTGTAGTCTACAATCTCGTAAAGTATATCGTAAAAAGCTTGGGTAAGAGCCAACCCGTTCGCGACTGCAGTGTTCACTATATTGACTTCAAATGGATTACGCTTGGCATAGTCCTCCGCATTTTCGTAAAGCTCCTTCCTCATGCCCTCAGGGATTGCCTCGACCATAAGTTTCCTAGCGCGACCAATATTCTCTTTGGCGACTGGGGCATTCTGGATTCTTGTTTGCTCGCGGGACAATCTCTGAATTTCGGGTTGCATGCGCTTCATGGCGCGCTGTTCAGCGGCTTGCGTCCACTTCTCCCTCTCCAAGTCCTTGATATTTATCTTCGGCCGAGCTGCCTCAACGAAAGTGTTGTAACCTTCATCATCCTTAAGCTCCAAGTCTGGGTCCTCCTCCAGCCTCTTGTTGATGTAGTCCTTATGTCCCTTGAAGAAGTTTAGGTAATCTCCAGCCAGAGACTCTTGCCCTCGGACATTCTGGGAAGCCCACTTAGCTAGGTTGTACCGATCCTTCTCGTCCTCATTCAACTCCGAAACAAAAGGATCGTCGGGGGTGGAGGGAATCTGGCGACGGGGAGGGGCAGGGGTGGATGGCTTGAAGTCGGGGTCGACGACCCTGCCCTTGACTTTTAACTTAGGCTTTAGCTTGGGCGACGACGCGGGTGGAGATGCCTCTTCTGCCGGTTTTTCTTCATCCGCACTCGGCTCTTCGCCGGAAGAAGCTTCGCGCTCCATTTCGTAAAGGGTTTCGTGAAGGGAGGAAGGTCGTTCGAATATCTCTTCTTCGGGGGCGGCCTGTTCTTCGGTATCCTCTTCCTGTATCTTGAATAAGGCATCGAAGATCGGGTTTGACTCCGACTCCACCGGCGCTGTCTCTGACTCGGCAACCTCTTCGGTAGCCGTATTTTCCACTGTTTCTTCGCTCATAAATTATTGTCCTGGCACAGGTGGCGCTTCGGGGGCGCCCGGTGGCATAGCTGGCGCGCCCGGTGGCATAGCTGGCGCACCCGGTGGCATAGCTGGCGCACCCGGTGGCAAGGCACCTTGCGGACCTTGCGGACCTTGCGGAGCACCTTGCTGTTGCTGTTGCAACTGCATCATGACCTGCTGGAGAATCTGCTCCACCTTTGGCCACTTCTCCTTTATTTCGCCGATGAACTGCTGTTGCTCCATGTCCAGATCAACGTCCTCATCCGCCTCATCTATTTCCAGTTTAAGATCAAACCCAGCACCGCTCATCCTGAAGATTTCGTTCAAGATACTGAATATTCGCTCCTTGCCCAGTTGTTGCGCCATATCCGGTATGGATACGACCTGCTGGAAAAGTTGAGCGAGGGTTTGGGCGGATTGAGTATCTCTATTTCTCTCCGCGCCATCACGCCCGCTGAACATGTACTCATGTATCAAGTTGGTTGGCGAGCCTATGATATTCCTACCCTTGGGCAGATCGTCCTGATCGCCGTCGTCCTCCACGTCCAGACCGACTTCCCGTATCTTCTTGGCGCTGAACCTTTGCTTTACAGGAACATTGAATTCGGTCGTGGAACAACAAATCAAGTGCTCGTAAAGCATCTTCTTTACGGCTCCGCGCATATCGTCAATGCCCTCGGAAATGAAAGTGTATATCGTATTTGTGGAATTGGCTATTTCGCTTACTTCGGTAGCGGAAATCTCACGCTCCGCGGCTTGACCCAGCTCCTGCGGAGACAGAATCATAAGGCGCTCGACAAGATTCAGGAGTTGAAACAGGGCCTGCAAGCTCTGATTGATGCCCTGAGACAACTCCTTCGACACATCTATAACTGAGATGAAATCTTTAGTGTCGATGCCTAAGTCCGCAGCTTTCGCTCCGCTATAAAATAAAGCCTTGGGTTTCTGATAAAAAGTATCTTCGGCGAGACTGTCCTTTATGAATTCACGCGTATCTTCATCCAACGCATCCTGATCTATCGCCAAAATCTTAAACATGCTGATCTTCATCGAATGCAACATTGCATAGGTAATGTTGTTCATTTGGTCTTGGTATGGCATAAGGTCGTGAGCCATTGAGCAATTCACCATACGGTCGTCGTTTTGGTTTATTCCACCGTAAACGGCAGGAAGTGACGGCATCCATTCTGCATGGATTACTGTCTCGTCACTAGCCACTGTGCATTTTAACCAACAATCGAACGGGTAGTCGCCAAGCTTTTCAGCCTTGGGGTTCAGCCTCATGAAGACAGTGGAGAGAAACATTGACTTGTCCCTCTCTTCCGCCGCGTACACGCCGGTCTGCGAAACCCTCTCGTTACCAAACGCAAATTCATCCCTCGACTGAGGGAAGGCTAGAACGGTAGGGTCGTAATATGCGTCAAAAAAGTCCTTATGCGCATTCACCAGCCCATGAAGCGAGTTCGTATAGGTAATCTCGTTCATGTTCCAGAAGTCTGGATTGTCCCGAACGGATGAATACCTCACTATGTCCCAATACCCGATCCAGCTTGGGCCGAGATTTGAATTAATATTGTGCAACGGGGCGGCGTTGTCCCAAATTACGCGGGTGGGGTGGGGGTTTATGAATTGAATCCCTTCGCGCTCCACATAAGCCTCGTACTCTTCCTCGCCGGTCATGCCGGGGACAAGCCTCCACTGAACCTCTCTCGACCATGCTTCCGCCGGGAAAAGAACTGCGTATCCGTACATGAACATGTGACGAATGGCTTGCTCGAACAGGTGTCGATAGTCGTATTGCTCGGACATTATCTCTACCCGTTGCGACAGAACCTCTGCCCGAATCTTGCTTTCCATGTCCGTTCCTCTGGGGGAGTACTTGAAGTACGGATACATATTGCTGAACCGGGACACTTGGGCGGCAACTCTCCGAGTGATGTACGAGCGGATCAGGGATACGCTGACCTCGTAAAGCCTAAGAAGGTTTACGTTCTTTATCTTGCCCTCATCATTGTACTCAGTGAACTGTCTTGCCAAGTCGGGGTCGATGTCATCCAGTTTGTTCGCGCAAGTCTCGACGTTTATCTTGCCTTGAGCATACTGGAGGAGAGGTATCGTAAACTTATTGATGGGTAGACTGTCCCATGCCAAATCCACGGCAAGATACAAACTGTGGCGCTTGCAGGAATGGTAAATCCCCTCGTGCACGCGAGACTGGATTAGGTCCTGAAGTTTTTCTCGTACCTGCAGATCCTTGCCGTCTTTAGCTGTGAACACCTGTCGCAATCGTTCTTGCGTCGTGTTCGTCTTCCTCAATACGTCTGGGTGTACCATGAAAATCAAATAGGTTGGTTATTATGTCGGGTGCCTTGCCCGTCAGATAGCGAGTCTCCAAAATGGTCAAAAGTAGTGCAACGGGGCCGGGGAAAGTGTTTCGAGTTATATAACCCGAGAAGGATTGGTGCGTGGCGCATACCATGCTCGCCAACTCCGCCTCGGAAAGTTTCAGGTATCCGCATAGCCTCTCTATTCTGTCGCGGTTCCATCTTCGCTTTACCCCAAGTACCTCGTAGTGAATGTCTATTAACTCGCTTGCGGGAGTTGAGGTCTTTAGAGGATTACTCCTCGTAGTCTTCTTCCTCGTCCTCAACTGGTTCTTCGTCAGGTTCTTCGTCCAACTCCAAGTCCTCCGAAGACTCTATTACGGTCAAGTCGTCATGCACGGAATCAACGGTACCGTGTATCCGCTCCTCGTCTATCTCCGAAACTGTGATGTCCAGGGTTATCTTTACCTTGGAACCCGCTGCAACGCCTTCGAACAACTCGGAGACTTCAGGATCCTCTAGTGCCAATTGTAGTACGTCTTGCATGATGTCACCTAATACTTTGGGTTTCAAAAGGTCAAGTGTTAATTTCCACAATTTCCGATTTCTCCACATGTGGAGTGGGGATGCCGGGTCCTATGTCGTAGTGCATCAACGGATAGGTAAGCGCATCAAAAGTGTGAACATATATGGATCGCTTCGGCTTAAGCGCTAAATTTGGGTCATATTTCCCCTCTTTCTGCTTCTCGCTTATAAGGTTGGTCATCATCTTTATCACGTCTGTGCATTGAGCCGACACGACAATCTCCTCGCTGGTTAGCTTTGCAATCATAAGACGAACACGCCCTTCCACGCTTCCGCTAAACTTAGGTGCCGCACGCATACGGATGGGGTCGAGGTCGAAATGTCCGCACTTTTCGCGCGAGATTTCCTCGATGTCCTTAACGTCATAACTCCCGGTCTTGGCGCGATATTGATTAAATGCCGAATTGTCGGACACGTGAATCCACCTCAGGGACTTGCCGAGCTTTCTTTCCCAACTTTTCATCTTTCGGTAAAGTAAGGGAATTATCGTCGTGTATGGTAGCTTTTTGTTTACCGACACAAATTCATCGAATACCGTCCATAGACTCTTTTCCGCACCAACCAAGCACTGAAGAAAGATAATCGCATTGTTTACCGCACCGGGGTCCCAGCCCAAGATAATTGGAAAGTCGGGACTTGGAACTATCCCTGTCCTGACGCCCCCTACGACATGCAGAGGCTTGCTGAAATAGGGGCCGAAGATTGCGTCTCCCGCAGGGCGATCAATCCACTCCCCATCCAGCATACGCTTTGCCTCGATCGGATCGTTGGAAACAGCCTCCATTACCCGGTCGTAATATCCGTCGGGAAGGTTCGCTATGTTTTCCTGAATCTTTACATGGATGGTGGCATAGTCGTCATTCCACTCCCCAGCCTCGTTGTACGGAGACTCAAGGAAGCGCTTATAAACCCAATGGGAAGGACCGGATGGGTTGCAGGCGGCTGTATATTGCTGAACCCCCTCAATCCCCTGTCGGCGACCTAATTGCTGAACCACAGCCTCGAAGTATGCGGGGGAGTCCAAGTTGGTGAGCTCGTCGATGAATACATAACTCGGCTCATACCCCTTGATCCTGTCTATCAATATATTGCCGAACGGAGCGGACATCAGGGAAATCCTCGACCAACCCCCATACCTATTTGACACGTCGATGTAAGGTTGCTTCTGGAGGTCTAGCTTCTGATCGGTGTAATCAAGACCAAGGCCTTCCTTCCATTCAGGCAGAATCTCGGTTATCAATTTATGCCAAACACCTCCCTGCGTTGCCTGACTTTTGATTCCTACTATAATTAGCGCTAAAGCGTTAAAACCCTCATAGCAGTGCCTCACTAGCTTATGACCTCCCAAAACAAAGGTTTTCCCACTAGCTCTTTCACCATAAGCAAGAATGTATTTGGCGGGACTGTCGAATATAACTCTTTGCGTTCCGGATAACCCCGGAATCCAAGGTTCTGCATCTACCTCTACGTTTTCGACCTCATCCAGCCTCTTGACCAGATCGTCGGTATTGAACTGCTTAAACTTTGCCACGCTTGTAAGCGGATTCCCATCCCTTGCAAAACGCTAAAGCCACAAGATATTTCAACTTCCAAGGATGATTCTCTTCGTTGGGGTTTCCGAAGGACTCCTCAAACTTTGCCCAGTCCGCCGTCAACTGCGGGTCGCACTCGTCCGGTATGTCGAGCTCGTCCTGTCGAATGCTTACTATTTTGGTGCAATCACCCATCTTGGTCTTCCATTTCTTTGAGTGGGCGAAATCCCGGTTTCTTGGATTTACTTCCCTTTTCTCGCTCGGTTAGCTTTAGCATAAGGTCAAGTCCGTGAAGAAGTCGGTCGTAAAACTTGCCCTGTTGCTCTGTAGCCTGAATGAAAAGCCTAGTTCGTAAAACCTCCTCTTCCGCATCCAGTTTCCCCTCGGAAATGTCATCTCTCAGTTTTTCCGCCACCTCGAAAAGACTCATGTTCTGCCTAATGGCGATTTTCTGAGTTACCTTAAGGGCTTCGCCCATCAATTGCCCCACACTATCATCAAAATCCTTGAACACCCTAAGTTTCTCTATGCTTTCGGGTTTCTTCAGCATCGACTCGATGTCGCTCATGAATACGTCGCGGCCGTTCTTCTTCATTGCTCCGATAAGCTCCTTGGGTTCTGGTTCGGGTGGTGGTTCCTTCCTGACCATTAAGTCGACCTCGGACGGCTGGTGTCCCTCGTTGCCTGCGGTCACCCAAATTGCGCGAAGCTTGGGGTCGCGTCGAACGCGCTCCACCACAGCCCGACGATTCATTCCAAGCTCTTCGGCAACCTTTACGTACTTTCCCTCATGCTTTACCATGAGGCGACCAATTTCCTCAGTTGGTATCGTCTTTCTTCTGCCCATTAAAATACTTTCTTAGCATAGGCATGTATTTGCCCTGCCAGTCGGGAGATGACTTCAGATATGCAAATGATCCTCCGTTAGCCAGTGCAAATGCACGATTCCTGACCTGCCAGTCGAAAAGGTCGAAGTTACAACCATCGCAAAACTTTCTTGCCGTTGAAATTGGCACGTCATCCCAAGAGTGCTTTTCGGATATTCTTCCGATTTGGTTCAGGTTCAACCCGGAACGAATGGCAATCTCCTCATCGGAAAGAACCCTCACTGAGGACGTTGCCTTATGCGTTTGGGTGACCTTTTCCCTCGCAAGAAGCCTTACGAAGATCGGAGGAAACTCCTCAAAGCAGGTCCAACCCTTTCTTATCTTCCTCATCTCTTACCAACTTTCTGCATTCTTTGTATACCGGGCGAAGCTTCCTGTTGAGTTCAGGAAGAGTTTTGGGGTGACCCAAGTCTCCAATCATGGCAATCTTGTGGTCGCTAGCCCGAAAACCGATCAACAGATAAGCATCAAACATTTCTTTCGCATAAGGTTCTATATATTCTCCCATCTGGTCCACATCCATATCATCCATCCATTGAAAATGAATTACTCTTTTTGGGAGTGCAAGATTAAACTTAATAAATTAGGTGACGGTTTGACCATGTTTGACCATGTTTGACCATAGTTTACTGCCACCCTTCTGCCACTAAAACTTTATGAGCCTCTATTTAAGGTGTATCCCTCCTGCTTTGGGAGCAGGAGGCCGAGAGTTCGAATCTCTCCGTCCCGACCATTTTAACTCCCTAACGGGTAGTGGTTTATGAAATTCCACTTTACTCCATAAAGGTCGGTTTTAGTGGCAGTAACCCCCCTTTGTTTATGCCACTTCCATAATTTTCCACCTTGATTTCGTGCCACCAATCTGCCACCACTTTATTTTCGAGTGGCATGAAATTCACATTAACAGAGGTAAAAAGATCGTCCCCTTATCAGGTCGCGCTGTTCGCCGGCGGGAAGCGAATTTATAGAAAATTCTTCAAATCCAAGGAGAAAGCGCAGAAATTCATACGGGACGCAAAGAAGGAAGAGGCGGAAAATATTGTCCAAGGAAGAGCAAATCCACAATGGTCGGGTGGGCGTTGCGGAATAATAGAGGCTATTGAAATGTATCTGGAATGGTGCGAGTCCAGGAACGTGCGACCAGCCACATACTCAGCATATCGCGAAAGGCTAAACTCTTTTGCTTCATTTGCGGGGCCGAGGAACATCGACCAAATCAAGAGGGAGGACGTTGTTGCCTTCTGCACTCAACCCCAACTCAAGTCCCCATGGACGCAGAAAGGCTACAGGAGCGATGTCGCCACCTTCCTGACTTGGTGCTCGGAAAAAGGATGGTGCGAAAACCAATTTACGAAAATTAAGCTAGATCAAATCCTTGAAGACGAAAAGCCGATTGAATTTCTGACCATTGAGGAAAGCGCTATACTTCTGGAGCTATGCTCGAAAGGGAAGGACGCAGTTTCCCACAAGGGCAGACTCGCGGTTCAGCTCTTTGCAGGTGTGCGACCAGACGAAGCGTGTCGGCTCGGGTCAAAGGACATAAACCTTGCCTTGCGAAGAATTCACATTCCCGGAGCAAAAGCGAAAACACGAAAAGCAAGGACACTGAACGGGATTTCCGACAACCTAGTCGAGTGGATAAAAAAGTATCCCTTCGAACCTTGCGCGTACAGTGCTTGGAGGTCAGCCCGTCGAAGGGCGGTAGGATATATTGGGCACGATGCCCTGAGGCACACCTTCTGCAGTTATGGATACTGGTTCTTCGGACAGGAGAAATGCCTACGATTCACAGGTCACAACGACCACACGATATTTCATCGGCATTATGTTGAGAATTCGGTGCCGGAGGAAGATGGGAAAAAGTTCTTCGAACTATACCCATAATTATCCAAATATGCGCATCAGATGTGTGTGTCATGCACATATCTGCGCATCATAAGCGCATATTAGGCATCCAATGCGCGCGCGTATGTGTGTGTAATGCAGGTGTGCGATACAAAGACATTATCTTAATATAAGGTTATATCTTATACATCTAGGGGGGTGCAGGGGGGAATCCATTATCTAAGGAATCCGTTTGGGTCTATGAGCATATCGCGGATAAAATGAACCTCCGCCACCACATACGACACCAACGCCACGGTCACAGCGACGCAAACCAAGGTCGAGATGCCGATCCAACATAGCATTCGCCGGTTGCGGATGCCCTCTTGGGTAACTTGCTCGGCTCGTACTGTGGCCGCTATGGTTCGTTCACGATCGGTTTCCTGCACAAGGGCGTGCAATTCGCTAATTTGCCTGCCACCTACCCAAACCGATCTGATGTCCTGCTCGGGAAATTCGATTGTCTCACCCGGAGTCTCAATGACTATCGTTTGATCAAAAGTTTGCGTTTGTGGGGATTTTTGTTCTATGGTCATCTCAGTCATTCTCTGCGTTGTCAGTGGGTGATTACCGGGTGTCGGGACGTGTGAGCGTCCCGGCATCTTTCTTATATATGAATTACATCTTTTGGGGAATTACAATATTATACTTATTTTGTGACGGTTAATTCCTCGTAGTTTACGGCGTATTTGCACACGCCAAGAAATTGTGGGAGTTTCGGAGCTTTGCCGGGTGGTGCCTCAATCATGTCCAAGCAGGCTTGCACGCACTTGACGACAAAGTTATTCGCATTGGAACCGGACGGTAGTTTTTCAACTACAGCCCTAAGGCGTTCATAATCCGACTTGGGCATGCGGACATTCACGGTTGTGAAATCTATTTTCGGCACGGATTTACTCATGGATGCACAAAATGGTATAAAGTGGAAAAAAGCAAGCCCTAAGTGAATAAAGTTGAATATATATGCGGAAAGGTGAAAAATATCAAAATAAAATATTTTTACACTTTTTTCTTGAACGTTAACGCGTAGTTCTGTATCTCATGG